CTAAGGGCTGGCTACTACTGCGAGAGCTGCGGTGGTACGGCTACTGAGTCTATGGCCTTACACCATAGGAAGTTAAAAAGCCGGGGCGGTAAAGACACGCCGGCTAATTTGATACGGGTACATCACGGTTGCCATAATCTAAACACCGATAGTATTCATCTCAATCCGGAGAAGGCTGAGGATAAAGGCTGGATGACTCCTTCGTGGAAAGATCCCGAAGAACAACCCATGCTTTACCATAATTCTTTCTTCGTACTACTACACAATGACGGTTCTATTACAACGCTAGGAGAAGGTAAATGAGTATTCCAATTCAGATCAAAGGTAATGTCGGATCAGATCCAGAACTAAAGTTCTCGAAGGCAGACAAAGCTTGGGCGACATTCAGCCTCGCTTACACGCCACGAACAAAACAAGGCGAACAATGGATTGACGGCGACACAATGTGGTTTCGCGTAGTCCAGTTTGGAGACAAAGCCGAACAATTGGTGGATCAAGTCAGCAAAGGCGACAAAGTATTCGTAGTGGGATCTTGGAAGCAATCCACCTACACAAACAAAGAGGGCATAGAGAAGACCAATCTCGAGATCAACGCTGCTGAGATCTATGTGATACCTAAAGAGGGCAAGAAGGCTCAGCCTCGACAGCAGGAGGAGGTAGCGCCTTGGTAGAAGAAGAAGCGTTGATGAGTTCTGCGGAAGTGGCGCAGCATCTTGGGATCAACATGAATAATTTGCGTCAGATCCAGAGCCGAAAGACTCTTGTTTGGGTTAAGAAATTAGGCCGTAATGTTTATTATCGGGAAGCGGAAGTTATCGCTTACGGAATTAAACGAGAAGCCCGTAACAAATCGTAGTATTTGACTATGACTATTGTGGCCGATATCGAAATAGTAACTGTCGCGGAGATAGATGAAGCTTTGGCGCACCTGCGAGAGCTTCTCCAAGATCGTTACGGCAATCGGCTGACTCATCAAAAAAGAACGCTACTGCTCGACAGTTTAGATGACTTGTTAGACGCTCGACTACAACTCACAATGAAGTAATCTATTTAGGAGGCAATATGGAGATTAAACAGGTACTACTAGGCGACCTAAAGTTATACCGGAACAACCCGCGTAAAGGTAATGTAGATCTAATTGCTGACTCGCTAAAGCGTTACGGTCAATATAAACCTATTACGGTCAATGCCAATACCGGAGAAATCTTAGCCGGCAACCACACTTACCAAGCTGCGGAGACTTTAGGTTGGGATTACATAGATGTTGTTTATGTCCATGTAGACGACATAACCGCAGCAAAGATTGTGGCTATTGATAATCGTTCTAGTGATAATGGAACATACGACAACAAACAATTAGCAGAACTTCTTGAGGCTTTGCCTGAGTTAGACGGAACTGGCTACACCTTTGAGGAATACGACAGCCTCTTAGCGGTAATGAACGAAGCGACAATGCCTGTTTTGTCAGATCAAACTTATTTCACCTCAGTAGAGGTAGGAGATACCGGGCAAAGCGGAGTCCATTTCATTCCGACTTTGGGAGATTATGCGGAACGCTATGCTCAAAAGGCTACGCGTATGCTGATGATGGACTATGACAACGATACTTATGTATGGTTGATTGATAAACTAATCCAATATCGAACAGCCAATAATATTACGAGCAACTCTGACGCGGTATTGAGCCTTGTGGAGAACGCCGTAGGAGAGAAAAGACCCGTCAATGAACTTAGCTGAGTTACCTGTCTATAAAGTCAAACGCGTGATGACCGAAGATGAGGCAACTGCGCTTGTGGGCACAACTGTTCCAGAGTATGAACCAAATTGTAATAAAGAAGGGATCTGGATTGACGAAGATACAGAAGAAGTTTTATTTGTCTACTTTCCAATGGAGCAAGAAGTTAATCTCCTTAGAGCAGCAGTTCTCAATATCAATTATGGTGAAACAATCCGGCAATCAACTGGACTTAAAAATAAATCAAGAACTTTCGGAATGGCTCCACGCAAAATATTCCAACGCAGAGAAACTTGCCGACCAACTACCCTCGCGTTAGAACAGCCAAGTGAACACGCAGTATTGATTGCTTTCGCTGAAAAGTTCGCGCAGCTCTATAAAGAGTTCGCTCCAGATCTATACGAGAACGATAAGAAAAACCTTGAAAACGCAGGATTATCTGATGAGTGGCGTATGACAGATGACGCGCTCTGGACTTCCGGAGTAGTAAATAAATCCTCAACTTTGCCTTATCACCGAGACGGCTTTAACTTTGCTACTTGGTCAGCAATGCCGGTGATCCGTAGAGATATGTCTGGCGGATATCTCACTTTGCCTGAGTACGATCTGACTTGTTCTTGTCGTGACGGCTGGGTGACTTTCTTTGCCGGATACAAATATGTCCACGGAGTAACTCCAATGTCTCCAAAAACTAAAGACGCTTATCGGTACTCAATTGTTTATTACGCGTTGCGCGGTATGAAAGATTGTTTTACTTACGCAGTAGAGACGGCTAAAGGCAAAGAGTCGCGAACCAATCGAGAAGACAATATGGCTCGAGCGCTTAAAGGCGAGATAGATATGCCAACAATTGGCAAGGTAAAGAAGATTGAATAGTGATTATGCTTATTTCCATGAAGCGCAGACTCAATCACGCGACATGGATCCTGCTTATCCAGTATTAAAATGGTTCGCGGATCAGTTAGAGAGAGATAAAGGATTGTGGCTAACATTTCTATTTGTTGGTTACTATCACATGGGATCAGCGCTTAAAGCGTTTAGCCTTTATCCAGTTCCTACTGTGCCGGATCAAGAGACTCTCAAGCTACCAATCGCACAACCTCGCCGGGCACATAGATCCACATTAAAGTTCGCCCAGCACCTTGACTCTTTGTGCCGAAAGATAGATGAGCATGACGGTCTAGGCGCATGGCTAGATAGCGCCTGTACCTCAGACGATCCAATAGCCAATTGGAAGACGATTAACGATGAGTTAGCGACTGTGTTTGGTAACGGGCGCTGGGCTGCCTACAAAACGGCAGAGATCTTGCTAAAAAGCCACGGGTTTAATCTCGAAGTGCCAGACATGGGTAACGCCAACTCAAGTGGGCCACGCAAAGGTCTAGGTTTATTCTTTCCGGGTCTGCCAAAGGGTAATTCTCCTGACGACATAACGAAGCTTGATCACCTCAGCACCGAAGTAGTCAAATACCTAACAGGCAGAGTCACTCAAGTCAGCATGGAAACAGCCGAGACTTCGTTGTGCGACTTCTATGCGATGACTAAGGGGCGTTATTATGTCGGCATAGATATAGATGAGATGCTTGAACAATTACACCGCGTTCCTTCTGACTTAACAGAGTGGGCTTTAAAGGCAAGATACGAGACTTTGCCGCATAACTATCTAGGCGAACTTAACGGTTGGACAGGAATAGACAAAAGCCGTAAATCTGTATACAGCCAAACTAGAGAGATTGCGGTGCGATGAGACTTATTGTGATTGGGGCAGGAATCGCAGGATCATCAGCAACACGAATAGCCCGAAGCAAGGGTTGGGAAGTGACTTTGATTGACCACGCACCTGAACAAGCTGCGTCACGATCTGCCTTGGCGACTATTCGCCCTACATGGTTTAGTAAATCTGAACGCGCCGATCTTGAAAGATCGTGGGAGTGGTACAGCGAGTGGGGAGCAGCGGGATCGAAAGAGGCTTATGTATCAAATTGGCGCAGCCCGGAGATCAAAGCGCAAAAAGATTGGTGGTTAGTAGATCCTCTTGTGCCATTGTTATCACCAGATATCATTGAACGCGTAATAGGAATTGACCGCACAAGCGTAGAGTTGAGTAACGGATCTGAAGTTGAGGCTGACGCTATTCTTAACTGTACCGGCGGATACGGGGAACACTTAGCCAGAGAAGTGACTTTGTTTGCTGGCGTTACTTGGATCTCGCACACCGCTCAATTAGATTACGCGCCTTACCGAGTTCATCACCTTAGGCCGTATAAATCTCTTTCAGCAGCCCAAATCAACGGGGTGACTCGAGTGGGATCTTCTATTGCCTCGACCGCTGACAAAGCCATTAGCGAAGCCAAAGATATGCTGATGACGGCTATTGCGTTAGGCATAGTTCAACCCGGTGATTGGGAGATGTCTTTTGGTTGGAGAGCAAAGGGAGCAGGAGGCAATCCAATCTATCCGAAGCTTGGTGAGCGCAACGCCTATTTTTCAGGATTGGCGAGAAGTGGTTATGGACTCTCACCTGCTTTGGCAGAGAAATGGATCGAAAGTCTGTAATAATAAGTTACATTACGCTCAGGAGGCTAACATGAAGATAATCTATTTAATCGGAGAACCGGGATCAGGAAAGACTACGCTGACCGAGGCATTTACTCGAGACTGGTCAAACCCGCATCACTTTGAAAAACCAATCAAGTACCGAGAACACGATACGCCACACGGCTTGGCTCTTTCATTGGGTTGGTTGCGCCCTAACTTTGGAGGAACAGACACACTTGGTAACGCAGCGATAGTCTCAGTTGAGCCTTGGTTGCCAAAGGTAGCCGAAAGTAACCTGTACGAGATCTTGTACGGAGAAGGCGACAGACTTGCGAACAATCGTTTTTTCCAATTATGTACAGATATTGGAGAGTTCCACTTGTTTTATCTCAATACTGATCCAGAAATCGCCAAATTAAGAAGATACGAAAGATCATTGGCAACGGGTAAAGATCAGAACCCTACTTGGGTTAAGGGCAGAGCTACTAAACACCGTAACCTCGCTCAGAACTGGAACGCTACTTATATCCCGGGAGATCTCACACCGGAACAAGGCGCTAATCTCATTTCGCAAAAAGTATTCTCCTAAGTTACGGTATACGCATGGTGGGAAAAAAGCATGGGAAAACTCCTGAACCCGGAGTAGTAGACCGGGAGTTAGCCGTAGTAGAGCTACGCCGTACGGGAGAGACTTGGGAACGGATCGCCAAAGTAGTTGGCTACGCTAACGCTGCCGGCGCTCTCAAGGCTTACAAGAGGGCAGTAAAAAGAACACTCCAGCAGCCCACCGATGAGTTACGGAACATAGAACTAGATCGCTTGGATAGATTACAAAGGGCGTATTGGAAAGACGCTATTGAGGGCAACCACAAATCAGCAGACACGGTACTCAAGATCCTCGGTAAGCGAGTAGAGCTTCTAGGGCTAGACGCACCACAGAGAATACAGGCGGAGGTGATGAATTATGACGGCAACGGAAACATTGACGGAGATATCGAGCGGATCATCAAGCTACTCGACCAAGTGGATAAGGGCAGCCCGGTACAAGTGGAGGCGCGAGTTAGCGAGGCCAGAGCAATTACCACCGGAGAGTGATTGGAATGTATGGCTTTATATGGCGGGGCGAGGAGCAGGAAAGACTCGTACCGCTGCTGAGTGGTTGGCGTGGGAGGCTATTAGCCAACCAATGACGCGTTGGGCTATCGTAGCTCCGACTTTCTCTGACGCTCGAGATACCTGCGCCGAGGGAGA